GGGGCTCATCTCGGCATCGGCGAACTTTTGGTTCGACTTGTCGAGTTCAGCCACCTCCGGCTTCCACGTCGATACGGCACCGGTGGCCAGGGTCGGCACGCCGATGTTACCGGACAGGCCGGTAAGGAAGGTGGCGCCCAGGTCGCGCAGCACACTCTTGGCGCGCAACAGGTCGATTACGGGGCGCACGGTGTCTTCGTACATCACCGCCGAGCCGTCTTCGGGCTGCGTGGGCATGGTGATGGAGTTGTCGCGCTTGCTCAGGAGCATTTGCGGAATGCCGACGCCCTGAATGCTACCGCCGGCGGCGCGGGCCTCACGGTCAGCCTCCTGGTGCATTTCCTTTTCGATGCCTTCAAGCGGCGCGCCGCCGGGCATAGCCGAGCGCACTGCCTTCAGCAGCGAGTACTTGTTCAGGTCGCGCTTTTCGGTGTCGTTGTGGCTGTTCAGCGGAGCCGAGCGGCCCGCTAGCTCAGCGGCCAGTTTTTCCGAACGCTCAGCGCGGGTAATATCGGATTCGAGGGTGTCGATTTGGAGCAGCCACGCATCTTGCGCGGTCTTCTCATCGGCCGACAGCTCGCGGTTAGCGGAGCGAGCCGACGTCAGGACGGCTTGGGCCTGGTCAATTAGGTCGCTCCGCTCTTCGCGCAGCTGCTTGGCATTCTTCATTGGTTTGCAGAAAAAAGGTGAGAGGAGTTAAAAGCGTTTTTTGAGGTCAAGTTGGGCCGATTCGATTTCGTAGGAGGGGGCCACGGTGTGCTCTTCCTCAAAAGCATCGTGGCTGCGCTTGGCTGTTGTAGTGTCGGTGTAAGCGGGCTTCGTCACCGGGCACACGTCGTACACCCGCTTGATTTGGGTAACGTGGCGGTGGTAGAGCTTGCTGCCATCAGCGGCGCGCTCTTCAGTCCAGCTGTCACCGCCTTTTTTTACATCGAACACGAAGGAACTGCCTGCCAAATCACCCCGCTTAATCTTGCTACCGACGCGGTTGTGGTCGGGGTCGTTGGCGTCAAACGGAATGTGATAGGTCAGCCCACCATCAGCGGCGCGGGCCACGGTCATGGTATTGGACTTCGTGCGGCCCAGCAGGATATCGGGGTTGTGATTAAATACGCCCTCAATATCCGAGAGGTCGGCACCGTCGAGGGCCGTGGGGGCGATGGTTTCCACAAAGCGAAAACTGGGCGGCCCGAGCACGATGGAGCGGACACCGCAAACAATTGCCTGACCGACAATAGCCGCTGGCACTTGCGCACCGTTTTCGGCGCGGTATTCCAGCTCAACGCCAGAGGCGGCCACGCGCATTTCGCGGCCTTCGGGTAGATTATGCTTGCTCATCGGGCGCGGGCGGTTGGGCCGGCACGGCGGCCGGCTTCTTATTGGCTAGGATTTCATCGACTTTATCGACAGGCATCAGGTTGCCGTTGATGTAATGGCGGTCCCCGCCTTCAATGCGGTTACGCTCTTCCATTTCGCGGGCCTCGTTGATGGTGAACACCCCGTTTTGCAGCATCTGGGCAATGAAGAGCCCGCGCGCGGCCGAATCGGCGCGCAGCAGGGCCCCCAGGTTGTGCTTGAAGTAGTGGGTATCGACTTCGCGGGTGGTCAGCAGCTTGAGCCGGTACTCCTGCTCGATGTTGACCGCCCACGGCTGCAGCGTGTTCTGCACGTAGTCGATGGACTGCTGTTCGATGTTGTTGTTGGTCGAGCGCTCCAAGTCCCCGATTTTGTGGGGCGGCACCCGAAAGATGCTGGCGATTTCGCCGCGGGTGAACTTGCGCGTTTCCAGAAACTGCGCATCGGCCGGGGGCAGGCTAATGGACTTGAACTTCAAGCCCTCTTCCAATACCACCACCTTGCCCGCGTTCTCCGAACCGCCATAAACGGCCGTGAAGTTTTCGCGCAATCGGCCGGCTGATTCCTTGGTCAGCAGCTTGTCGGTTTCCAGCGCGCCGGACACCTTGGCGCCGTTGTCGTAAAACCGGGAGCCGACCCGCTGAGCGGCCAGGCCTTGCCCGATGTTTTCGCGGTGGGCGCGCAGTACGCTCATGCCCATGACGCCATCGGCATCCATGCACAGGCCGCGCAGGTGAATTACTTCGTAGTCCTGCCGTACCACCGGGTCGCCCCAGAATTTGTAGTACAGCTTGCCCGCGCTGGTAATGACTTCCGTTTGGTTGGGGTGCTTGTAGTACAGCCCGGCGGGCTTGTAGCGGGCGCCGTAGTCAATGCGGGCGTAGGCGTTGCCGTGCAGCAGCACCGTGGCCAGCATGACCATGCGGTGCGGCATCGCGTTTTGCAGCGGAGAGGCCTGCAGGTTCAGCAGGCGCGTGGCCGGGTGGCCCACCACCTTTACTTTGCCCGTCGTGGTTTCCTCGAACAGCTGGCAGGGCAGGGCGGCTAAATCCTGGCTGATGGCCATGACGCAGGCCCATACGGCGGCAAAGGCCAGGGCGCTCTTTTCCGTTACCGCCACGCCGCCCACCGATTGACCGGCCCCGAGCCCCAACAGGGAAAGCAGGCGGGAATCGGTTTCGTCCGTGCCCACCACAACGCCAGCCGCCCGCTGTTCGCGTTCCGCCGAAATGGCTTCACGGAGCGGGGTGCTGGTATCGCGGGCATTGAAGAGACTCCAGAAGGACACAGGCGCGGGGCGTTAACTGTGTCAAAGCTCCGAAGCCAGGCAGGCGGCGCTGCTATGCGGGCGGGGAGAATCGGGGAAAGGCAGCTATGCAGGCAATTCGCACCACTCTTTCATGTAGCCAGCGCCCACCTTAGCGCTGCCCTGCCCTGGAATATACTCACAAAGCCAAGTACCCGGCTCGCCATCATCGACACAATATCGGGCTATTACCCACACGTCGGTTAGCAATTTTACCAAGACGCGTTTCATGGGTTTTGGATATATCATACCTACAGCACAAGCAAGCCCCGGTCTTCGTAGATGTAGCCGCTGTCCTTGTCGGCGTTCATGTATTCCCCCACGGCCATCACCAGCGCCACCATGCCATCGACCTTGTTGCGGGCCTTGGCTTTGTCGATTTTGATGTTGCCGGCCGGGTCACGAGCCAGCACTACGTTGCCATTCATCCACGCCAGCACCGGGTCGGCGTTGTGGTTGATTTTTCCCTCCAATACCAGCCGCTCCACCTCCTTGGTCGGGGCTGACATGGACAAAAAGCCCTGCCGAAAAGGCTCCATCGGCACGCCTTCCCCGAGCAAATCAACGACCAACTGGCTCGCGTTGTACGGGTCGTAGCCGATAACCTTCACCAAATGCTCTTCGCACAGGCGCATGATGTGCGCTTTGATGTAGTTGTAGTCCGTGACGTTGCCCGGCGTGGCAAACATCAACCCATCGGCAATCCACTGCTGGTACGGCACCTGGTCCCGTTTGGCGGCTTCGGCCACCGTGTCTTCGGGAATCCAGTAGAAGCGCCGCGTATCAAACCCGCCCGCGCCATCGGGGAAGGCCAGCACCAGGGCGCAGATATCGCGCACGCTGGCTAGGTCAAGCCCGCCGTAGCATTCGTGATGCGCCAACTCATCAGGACTCAACCCGCCGTTGCCCTGACTCCACAGCTCAGCTGGTAACCAGGTTTCGGCGCTGTCCGTCCACAGGTTCAGGTGCTTGGTTTTGAAGTTGACCTGTAGCGAGGGGGTGCGCTCAGCGGCCCGGTATTGTTCGCGTAGGTAATCGAGGCTGACCGATACGTTTAGATTCGGGTTGGCTTTCTGCCAAGTGCTTTCGTCAGCCCAACCGTCACCTTCATCGAGTCCGAAGATGATAGTAAAATAGGCATCATCTTGAAACGTTTGCTCAAGGAGTCCAATGCAGGCTTTCCGCAACTGAGCGCACGGGCCGAGTCGATTAAATCCCGCTGTAGTGATGATAGATAAGAGGGGCTGGGCACGCGCGCCAGTAGCTGACTTAAGAACTCCATACAATTCGTCGTTGGGGTGGGCATGGTATTCGTCAATGATGATGCCGTGGGGGTTCAGGCCGTCTTCGGTTTTGGCATCGGCCGACATAGGCACCATTTTCGACATGGTGGCCTGGGCAAAGATGCTGTGCTGCTGCACCTTGATGAAGTTGGCCAGCGAAGGGGAGCGGCGCGCCATGTTTTGGGCATCGCCAAACACGATGCGGGCCTGCTCTTTCTTGGTGGCGGCGGTGTAGATTTCGGCACCGGCTT